TCTTCTCTTTCAATCTCACCCGGGAATCCTATCATCATTATCCCACATAATTAATGCACGTAGCGCAGACGAATGGTGGTATAAAATGATTCCATGAGCGACGAACAAGCACCCATTATCGACGAAAACATCGTCCTTTACTGTGTTGACTGTGGGGCGCCACTGTCAGTGAACGATGAACGCTGCCACCAGTGTGGCGCGTATCAATAATAGCTTTAGTCAGTCTTCCGTCTTACGTGGACGTCCACGTTTGGGCTTGACCGCCTGATCTGCGTGCCACTCCATGTGGTTATTGATTTGGCCTCTGACTTCTCGAACATCTGTTCGAACGTCGTCAACGTCATGATGGATATCTTTTAGTATCTGCCTTACAATCCCGTGATCACGGTTGTTGTCGCGACGCAGTTTCTCTACCAGAACAGTAATAATTGTTCCAAATGCTACTGCTAGTGCCGCTATTCCCTCGGCCATTGAAATGTCCATCGAGTTCCCTCTTCGCTAGCTTCCTAGTGAGAGGGAAGGCTAATGATCCCTCGTTTATATCTTACAATAAAAGCAGACACTCTAAGCAAATCTATGAGTATTTCGGCGGTAAAATTTTAGCGTCAACCAAATCGTCGTTCAAGCAGGCATTCATATTTTTGTCAGAGAACACGTAACCAAACACGACGTCCATCAATGATGCGCCACTCGCCGCTAGTCTTCATCTTTCTTCACGCCCTTAGCGCCAAAGTATCCACCAATGATGCCGATAACACCACCAAGGGCAGTCTGCACGAGGGTCATAACATCTGAAGAGACCTCAACAGCCTCGCCAGTCGTCTGAGTCTCAATTGCGGCGACCAAATAGTCACCGACTATGGCGAAAAGAATCGCCAGCATGACACCGACGGCCAGAACGTACATGGTTTTTTCTTTCATATCTTTCATTCGGAAGATGCCCTTCTGCGGATTGATGAGATGCCGATAATTAGAATCCCCGAGTTGATGAGGATGATTGCAAACAGCAATCTTTGATTAGGTGAGTTACCTGTAACTGGGAGCACACCGTGATCGTGGCTTGAATGGTCATGAACCGTTGTCGGCGTTGCTGTCGTCTCTACAACTGGAGCAGGCGCAGCAGTTGTCGCAGGAGTCTGAACAGTTGTCTGGGGTGCAGGTGCAACAGTGTTCACAACTGTGACAGTAGTAGTGGTGTCTGAAATGGTTGTTGATGGCGTCACCTCCGTTGTTGTTGGGGCTTCAGTAGTTGTTGGGGCTGCTGTAGTTGTTGGGGCTGCTGTAGTGGTGGGGGCTTCAGTAGTGGTGGGGGCTTCAGTGGTTGTCGGTGCGGCTGTAGTTGTAGGAGCCTCCGTTGTCGTTGGGGCTGCCGTCGTAGTTGTTGGAGGATTCCAGGAAACAGTCGCTGAAACAGTTTTTTCAACACCAGCAACCGTTGCAGTAGCCGTGTAAACAGCAGTCCCCTCGCTCTCCGTCCTTACCGTGATCGTGGCAACACCACTAGCATCGGTAGTCGCGGTAAGAACTTGCCCGGCATCCGGACCGGAACTTACAGTCACAGTTACCGTAACGCCCTCTTGCGGTGTGCCATCAAGAGTTTGAGCAACAGCAGTAATTACAAGATCCTCACCGGCATTCGGGTTCTCTGGGGAAATCGTCAAAGTGAAAGAACTTGGCAGTGAAACTTCGCCACCGCCGATGGACACCGCCACGATGCTTGACGATCCGGTCGGGTATTCCCATTCTGCAAGCGTCTTCAAACCACCAAGATCTCCGGTGAAGTAGCCGTGCCAACAGGCAACAACATCAGCATTGGTCAAACCAAAATCCGTTGTACCGTCAGCGGTTGCATCCGGACCACCATTACATCCACCATCGTTGAATACGGCGTCGGGCAACAAGGCGGTGAGCCATCCGTAAGTGTTGTAGTTGGCGAACAAGCCACCACCAGAGTTCACATAGTCAGCAAGTTTCTCAGCATTTGTCGTGAACTTCCCGTGGATGGTTGGGCTGCGCCCCCAGTCGTCAGGAATCCAAATCATACGCGGCGGGTCAGACGCGATGTTTGTGGCAAAAAATGCATCTATCTCCGCTTCGCTGTTGAAAAACTCAACCTCGGGAGCGGCATCAAAAGCCGAAAGGAAGATTGGAATCTGTGTATCCCAGTCACTTCCACAACCCCCAACCGAAGAACCGACACCAAGAATCGCAATTTTTTCGTTGTTGCCCGGCATCAAAGACTGCGAGTAAACGCTATCCAACACCTTGGCAATATAGTTTTCGGTTCCTTCGTTAAAGACCGCGTGGCATGCGGGGTCCATGCCGTCCAAGACCATAGGGCCACCACCACTTCCCGTTGCCAATGCGACGTTATGGATAGGACCGGAAGGAAGTAGGCTAAATCCTCCGAAAAGAATCAGTGCAACACCAATCACATTGGCTATGTTCTTCTTGAAAATCCCCATTGCCCCACACCCTCCATCGGTGCTTATTGCGTATCAGATTTAACAACCCCATCTGGAATTACAGCGAAACGACATTTTCCTGTTGCCTCTATTTTTCCAGGAAGATTGACGATCCTGCATTTGTCTCCGCCCAGATACATAGCGCAGTTCTCGCATTTGACACCAATGTTCTGAACTTCATTCGTCGCACCGGAGTCGTATGCGGCCCATATGCCACACCCCGATTCATCGAATGTTCCATGCTGAGAAACAACGGAAAGAAGCGATTCAGCTAAGGACCGTTCTGCTGGATTTAACTTTGCAAATTTGTTTTCCCGAACGACAACTACAGGCGTTCCTTGACGGAGATTCGCCATGAGTTGCTCAAATCCGTTCATCCGAACATGCACTTCCATGTCTTCGGGCCGACAACACCATCAGCAGATCCGCAGCAGGCGGCGTTCTTGGCCTGCCACTGCTTCACCGCTTCCTCGGTCTTCGCACCAAAGTCACCGTCGACATGTGCGCCGACCTTGCTTTGGACAGCCTTAGCAGCGTCACCCTTTGAACCCTTCTTCACCGGCGTCCCAGGGTAAGACGGATTCTTAACGTCGACTTCTGGGAACATAACAGCCCAAGTCTTCGGGCCAACAACACCATCAGCGGGTCCACACTCGGGGTGAGCCTTCTGCCACTCTTTGACTGCCGCTTCGGTCTTCGGACCAAAGTCGCCGTCTTGCTTGGCACCAATAGCACCCTGCACCAACTTCACATGGTCACCCTTGTCACCGAGGTTCACCGTTTCGCCAGGGTATGGCAATCCAGCGAGGGCCGAGAGGTCAGAAACCGACGGCTGAGAAACCTTGGGTGCGGGGGGAGCCTGCGGTGCCCGAGGAGCAGGCTTCTCGCCTTTCAGGCTCGCGAAAGCGTCAACGAAGAACTGCTCGTCATCGGCAACCGCAGGTGAAACCTCAACATGGAACCAATCTCCGCCGGGAGCGGAGCCGATGGTCGGCTTGTCGTACACGCGCCATGCTTCGCGGTCACAACGCCATCCACGTCCGTACGGCTTCGGGAAGTAGTCGTGAAGTTCCATAATCTGGAACAGTTCCGCATTTTCTGCCAGAAACTCCACAACTTTGACTGCCTCGTCGTAGTTGCCAAAGCCCTTTGAGCCAGATTTACGCCATGAAATGTCAAAAGCGCGTCCCGTTCCGTGGACGGACCAAGCCGTTACACGTGGATTATTCATCTTACGAACGCCCCACGAACCGTTATTCCAAATACCGTTATTGAAATATTCGCACAGCAACTTGATGAACTTCTCTGTTCCAGCGCGCTTGCCAGAAGCATTTCCGTCCCAACCGATATACGGACGTCCCATTTGAATCACTCCTACTGTGGTTTGTTCCTCCACATATTTTAGCAGTTAGTGTTTAACAGGTGCGGCTTGAAACACTTCATTGATCTCATTTTCATCAAGTTTCCCATCGCCGACATAGGCCCGCGCTAAACCTTCGACGACCTTGGCCACACCACTAATTCCAGCCATGACTGCTGCTTGCCAAACTTCAATACCGACAAGTGTTCCGGTACCAATCATTCCTAAAGCAGTCATAATGAAATATGCGAAAATTCTTTTAGATACACCTAACCACATGGCTCAATCTCCCTTTGATCCAAGAAGTACAATGAAATGCATTAACAGGGCTGCTCCGGACATCCAGAGACCCCATTTAAGGGTGTCGCCACTCAGCGTGATCAGGACAAGTCCTGTCCCAGCGAGAGTCCACCCTAAATCTTTCATATCTTCAAATATTTTTTTAAACATCAGCGTTTACCTCCAGAATTTGAACGAGGGGAAGGAAGAACGAACATTGCTGTCGTAGCGACAACAATGACTCTTCGAGTGCGAACAGGGACAGTGGAACCGACGGGGACGTATTCGTCGAATTCTCCATCGAAGATGTCGATCTCTTCTTCGAACTGTTCTTTTATCTCTGTTGGCGCATCTGACAGAGCTACCGAAACAGCATCAAGCGTTTCTTGATCTAGTGAGTCAAAGTCGATCGAAGCAAGCGTTTCTATTGCCTCTGGTGTTATTTCTTCAACAATTACAGCTTCTAAAGCTGCTTTAACTACCGGATCATCAATTTTTTCTAGTACGGGTGATTCAGGAACCGTTGTTGCTGTGGTAGTTGGAGCGGTAGTAGGCGTCCGCGGCACGGTGGTCGTCGGAGGTGAAGTCGTAGTTGCCGTAGTTGTCGTGGAACTCGTTGTAGTGCTTGTGGTCGTAGTAGAGGGGACACTTGTCGTCACCGGTGCAGGCTTCACGCTCGTGCTGACCGGTGGCAATGGAAGCGGCGAAGTAGGCGGCGAGGTTGTCTCTGGAACGGTCGTGACGGCAACCGTAGACTCGACAGTGGATGCCACAGTCGTGGTCGTTTCCGCTATCGGTAGCGTGGAAGTTGTCGAAATGGTAGTGGTTGTCGTCGGCGGTGCCGTCGTTGTGCTGCTTGGCGTAGTTGTTGTCGGTGGCGAGGTTGTCGTAGTAGTCGTCGTCGATGTTGTTGTCTCGGGTGGCGTTGTAACTGGTGGGGGCAGTGGCACCGTTGATGTGGTGGTTGTCGTTGAAGTGGATGAAGTTGTTGATGGCAACACCTCCGGTAAAGTTGTGGTTGATGATGTCGAAGTTGTGGTCGTCTGCGGGGGCAGGCTTGTTGTTGTCGTTGTTGTCGACGTCGTTGTTGTTGTGGTTGATGATGTGGTTGTCGTTGTTGTTGTGGTTGTCGTGGATGCTGCTACTCGCTCGACAGTAAGCGTCACCTGCGTAGACCAACCAGAATACAAGCCAAGAGTGTCGTTATCGGATCTGATATCGAACACATATTCCTCACCGAGACCACCGGTGCTCTCAAAAAGATCGTATGAAAGCGTGTATTCGGTAATTAGAGCGTTTTCGTCTCCGACGTTTCCAGTCGCTACACCCCATCCGCCACCCGGCGGGATGCGGAACGCGATTGCATATCTTTCAGGCTGAACATTTCCGGTGTCTGGAGCATCCCAATCAAGGAAAACGCCTTGTTCTGTCAGTTCCCCAGTCAAATTAATAGGCGGGCCAATCGACTGCAGCTCGGTAGTTGTCGTGGTGGTAGTTGCTGGGCCACCTTGTAGTTCGACGTCTGTAATAACCAATTCGTAAGGGTAGCCCGACGGATTAGAACCAATGCCATACTTACTGCAGCAGTATCCCGCATAAACCGTATAGTCACCTGCGTCTAGCTGATTAACAATTTTCGAGGATACGCATTGATCGAAGCTATTGTGGTTCCCATCGTCATCCTGCGCCACAAGAGTGCCGTTAGAGTCATACAGCCATAAATAAGGATCGGACCCTGGTTCTCCGCAAGCACGATTGGAATTTCCGTAAATGTAGACGGTCTGCGCTTGATCAAGGGTGAAAGTCCATTCGGACTCTTCAATAACAATGTATGAAGAGGCTTCTGCTACCCCCGGAGAAAAGAACGCCAAAAGAGCAGCAGGCAAAAATATCCCAAATCCACGACGGCGAAAAAATCCGCCCATACCACACCTCCACATAAATAATAGCAGTGAGGCAAAATACTTATTGGAGGTAAAAAGGAAAAACCCCCCGGCCCGAGGGCCGGAGGGTAAATCCTGTAACCGTTATTTGGATCAGGCTGAGGGGGCAGCGTCAAAGTCAACCTTGACGAATGCCTCCGGACGCTTGACCGCGAGAGCGAGGCGCTGCTCAGCCAGAACGACGATGGCGTTCCGGACGAAGAAGTCGCTGTGCTGCTCGCTGATACGGATGCTGGCCTGCTCACGGTCGTAGAGCTGAGCGCCGGTACCGAACGCACCGACGAGAGCGGTGCCCTCGGCGATAGCGGGAGTCTCGATGACGGGGATCCGCCAGATGCGAGGCTCGCCACCCATGGCGACGGAAACAGCAACCAGGTACTGGCCGTTGGCGTCCTTCGACAGCTCAATCTCTTCCCAGTCGTTCGGGTGCATTACGACGCCAGTCGGCTCGTAGTACGAGAGGAACGAGAGGGTAGCGGCACGACGGATCGCATCAACCTTCTTGTCGGTGAGGGCTGCGTTTGAGGCGTCGTAGTTGCCGTCAGACCATGCGTAGGTCTGAATGTCGCTGGTCTGCAGGATACCGGTGAGGTTCTCGCCTACGCCGTCACCGTTGAGGAGCTGATCATCCTCTTCGAGACGGAGACCGTACATGAGCTCGTTGTCGATGATCGAGCGGAGTTGCGGCTCGTCAGCGAGAACGTTGCGGTGTGCGGCTTCCCAGTGGGCGATCGTGCGGACAGGAGCCTGCTCGCCGATGAACTGCATCGAGGACTGTGGCTTCAAACCGAAGGCTGAACCGCTGCGCTCCGCTACGGTTGACGCAGCGTTGGTGGCGGAGGTGCCGGGGGTGGTGAAGCCGATCATGCGGAAGTACTCGATGACCGCAGCGGTGGTGGTGCGAGCCGGGAACAGGTCACGAACGCGACGGGTCCGGGTCGGCTGATCGACGATCGGGTCACGCTGGATGGTGCCGAAAGCGCCGGGGGTGCCGCTGGGGAGAGCCGAGTACACGTCCTTGACGTTGTAGCCAGCGAAGTCACCAGTCTTCAACGACCATGGCGACGGCATGTTCGCGCCGTTGCGACCGCCCTGAAGGCTCTTGAACTCGTCCGAAGCGAGGAAGAGCTCGCCAAGGGTCTTGCGGCTTGCGCCACGGGCAACAGCGTCGGCAACCTCTGCGGCAAACGCCTGAGCGTCAGCCTTCGTGGCGACCGAGTCGGCAGCAGGAGCTGAGCCCCAGCTTTCGACCTCGCGCATGCCCTCAAGACCCTCAATGAGACCCTTGATCTCCTTGATGTCCGACATGTTCTTGTCGAACGCCGACTTCTGCTCGGGGGTGACCTGCATTACGCCGTCCTCGAACTTGAACGAGTCGGCAATTTCCTTGTTGTCAGCCATCTTCTTACGCAGTGCGCCTTGAAGTTCGCTGAGACGTGATTCGTCTACTGACATTGTTCTTCTACTCCTGTAGAGATGTGGTGGGGTTTTTCTGGATGTTGTTTAGGACATCTAGGCTCAGGTAAGCACCCAGCCACTTGCTGTCTTGATTTACATGATAAACGATTGACATTTACTCGTAGTGGAACTACAAACTTTTTGTTAGATGTCCTGACTGTTGATAGACTTTGCATCAGGGGTAGATTTCATCTTCAAAGGATGACCCTTCGGCAAAAGATCGTTATCAGTCGTATACCTTTTGTTCCTTGGCTTGCCCTTTTCAAGGACATAAAGGAACGCATTGACCCGAGCAATAGCCCACTGGGAACGACTCATTCCAGGACGATGGGACGCAGAGAACGCTCCAGCCCCACGACGCCACACAGATTTGAGTCGACCGGTGCTAGCCATCGTGTGACGTGGCTTACCCTGATCGCGCATCTTCTTGTTGTGTTCTTTAACCTTGTTTTTGATAGCAGTGACTGTCGCCTCGTCCAGTTCGATTTTTGATCCCGACGACGTCGAAGCAGCCGAACCTTTCGGATTCTTGGACGACCCAGAAATACGCTCTTTCGGTAATGCTGGTGTAGCCGCAAGACGGTCAGATCGAGCTTTCCTTGCTTTTTTAATTTGGTAAGAATTAGGATCAGCAAGTTTTTCCTCTATGGTTTTCAGATAGTTGATTTCTGACAACAATGCATCATCATCAACCAGTCCGTGCTCAATGGATTTTGAATCCTCAAACTTGCCTTCCACTAAACTGCCACGCCTTCGCAACCTGCGCTCCAAGCGTCGCATCATTAGGCGTTCGCGACGATCACGATCTCGTCGAGCCTGAACACCCCTACCAGTACGACGACGGTAATCCGAAACATTCGTGCATGGAGTCCATACAACATCACCATCTGGCGTCTCCCGACGGGCAATGCCGATGCAACCAAGGTCACGCGCTCTTAAACGAGCACCGTCCGGGGAAGTGAAAACATCAGGGTCACCGAGACGTGGTTTGGCGCGACCATAAAGAAAATCTTTCACCGCCTTTCCGCCGAGACCGGCACCAGACACAAGACCACCGCCCGGCATCGTGGCAATACCCATTACGCCACGTTCGCCAAGCTTCTCCCAGTTCTTCCCACGCCTCTTGCGACGCTTCCTCGTCGTTTCGTCCACTGGCATCGATTTCTTTTTAGGCTCCGCAGAGTCGGATCTCCGCATCAGCTCTTCCTGTGACCGACAC